GACACGCCGGGGTATCGCGGATTGATCGTCATCCGCGCCCATGGCGGCTTGTGCCCTAATCTCCATTGCAGATCGTGCCCTAGAGGCATGAAGAGATCGAAGCAGCAAGCGCCGGGTAACGCAAAGCATCCGCAGGGATGCACTCAGGCTTCGGCCTGCGATCATGCGCCGGGGGCCGCTTCGAATAGATGCTGGTGCCGATCATGTCGGCGTCATCGGTCATGACCCGAAAGGGTCATCAGTGGGGATCGGCACCTGCGTAGATCAGTCCGAGCGCCAGCTAGCCGGCTGGAACACACCAGGACGGCGGCGCTGAAAGCAGAAGCGCCTCTTCTTCGACGGTTAGAGCTCGTCGGGGCGAATTGCGGTCGCGAACGCAACAGCCTTAGCTACCAGGAAGCGCGAGGTGGAGGTCTAGGCCAACCCGGATTGCAAGCCGGGCGTCTGGAGCAGCCGCGAGGCGAAAATAGCGAGCAGCCGGGGTAGCGTCCGGCCCGTCCTGACATTCCCAGCCCGTTGGTTCACGCCAGCGGGCTTTCTGCATTTCACCAGCAGCACAAGGCGTCAGCCAATGGCCGCACAGACGCGCAGCAAGTGGCCGAACGGTGCGAACCCCTGGCCAACTTGGGCGGCGGCACAGAAGCCTGCGCCTCTGCCGGTCATTCCGGTTCCTGCTCTTGAGACGCACGGTGATAAGACGGCACTTCGTATTGACGGTATTGTGCCAGCCAAGGTGGTCGAGGGTTCTACCGCCTACATCGGTCCCGATGGCATTGTGTCCGAATTCGAAGAGGCAGAGGACGTTCGCGGCAAGGACGGGAAGCCAGGTCAACCCGGCTCGCCGGGATCTCCCGGCAACCCCGGCGCCAACGGATGGTCTCCCATCACCACGGGTGAGAAGGACGGCGTTCGCTCCCTCATCTACGTGGATTATATCGGCGGGACAGGCACCAAGCCGACACCTGGCTATATCGGCCCTGTCGGCTCCACAGGTCTGGTCTCCAAGGCCAATGCGTTCAACTTCAACCCAGCGCGATCAATGCGCTTCATGGGTACGACGCCTTCCACGGGTAAGCTGACGTTCACGCTTCCCGAGCCGATGGTAGATCCGTTCATCTGCCCAGTGCTCTATCCGTCCACCTCCGCTGCCCGCTCCTGCCGCATCTCGTCGGTGGCGAAGAACGCCGCGGGCAAGGTGACGGCATTCGAAATCATAGCGGAAGGCCAGACCATCACACTGAACCTCGGGCTGCTGAACGTCACGATCAATCCGCTGACGGGCGCGCTGGTGAATGTGCTGGTCGTGGATACGGTCACGGCATGACGCAGGCTGATAGTACAGGTCGGAAACAGGCCGGCAAGCTCTTCACCAAAGGCGTGAGCGGGAACCCTAAGGGACGCCCCAAGGGATCGCGCAATGCACTCGGCGAGGCGTTCATCGAGGCGATGTACGCGGACTTCCAGGCGCACGGCGTTGCTGCGATCGCCACAGTCCGCGAGGAGAGGCCCGACCAGTATCTCAAGGTGGTGGCTTCGATCCTGCCGAAAGAGCTAAACGTCAACGTCAACGAATTCGAGGCACTGTCCGATGACGAGCTTATCGAGCGGCTCCGGCAGCTTGAAGCCGTCGTCCGCCCTTTCCTTGGCGGCGCAGGAGCAGGCGAGGATCGCGAGGGAGCTGGACCGCAGACGGCGCACTAATCGCCTCCGCAGCTATCGCCCTTACGCCAAGCAGAAAGAATTCCACACAGCCGGTGTTACGTACCGCGAGCGACTGTTCATGGCGGGCAACCAGCTCGGCAAGACAGTGGCCGGCGCGTTCGAGACCGCGCTGCATCTCACGGGCCGCTATCCCGACTGGTGGATAGGCCGACGTTTCGAGCACGCTGTATCGTGGCTGGCTGGATCGGAAAGCTCCGAGCTGACACGCGATGGTGTGCAGCGGCTTCTCATGGGCCCGCCGGCTGACGAGGCACAGTGGGGTACGGGTGCGATCCCGGCCGATGCGATCGCCAGCGTGTCACGTCGTCAGGGCGTCGCCAACGCGATCGACACGGTGGTGGTGAAGCATGTGTCGGGTTCCAACTCGACGCTCGGCTTCAAGAGCTACGATCAAGGCCGGTCGAAGTGGCAGGCCAACACGGTTGATGGTGTATGGTTCGACGAAGAGCCGCCCGAAGACGTTTACATGGAGGGCATCACCCGAACGAACGCGACGGGCGGGATCATCCTCCTCACGTTCACGCCGCTCAAAGGCATGTCGGCTGTCGTCGCCCGGTACGTTCTGGAGCAAAGCCCGGATCGAACCGTGATCGTGATGACGATCGACGATGCCGAGCACTACACGCCGGAAGAACGCGCCCGGATCATCGCGAGCTATCCGCCGCATGAGCGCGAGGCTCGTACCAAGGGCACGCCGACGCTGGGTTCCGGGCGCATCTTCCCGGTGCTCGAAGAGGACATCACGGTGGAGCCCTTCGCGCTCCCGCGGTTTTGGCCTCGCATCGGTGCCATGGACTTCGGCTGGGATCACCCATTCGCCGCGGTGGAACTGGTTCTCGATCTCGAGGCCGATGTGATCTACGTCGTGAAGGCATACCGAGCCCGCGAAGAGACGCCGATCATGCACGCGAGGGCTCTGCTCCCGTGGGGCAAGTGGCTCCCGTGGGCGTGGCCGCACGATGGCTTGCAGCATTCCAAGGACAGCGGCGAGCCTCTGGCCAAGCAGTACAAGGCCAACGGCCTGAACATGCTGGGATCTCGCTCGACCTTTCCTGACGGCTCCAGCGGTGTCGAAGCCGGCCTGTTCGAAATGCTGGAGCGCATGCAGACCGGACGGTTGAAGGTCTTCAACAACCTGACGCACTGGTTCGAAGAGTTCCGCATCTACCACCGCAAGGACGGCAAGGTGGTGAAGGAGCGCGACGATCTCCTCTCGGCCACCCGCTACGGCATCATGTCGATGCGGCACAGCATCGTAGAGCCCTCCGCACTGCGCCCAAAGGCCGGCGGATCAGCAGACCCCCTCGGCATGTACCGCTAACCCGGAGACGACAGATGGCACTTTCCCCCAAGCTCGCTCGAGGCCAGACCGGCACGGGCTCCATTACAAGCGTGATCGACGACGCGATCCGTCTCGACCCCTTCGCCGTGGCCGGCCTTCCTGCCGCGTCGCTGCACACGGGCAAGATGGTTTATGTCTCGAACGGCGCCACTGGCTCGCCCTGCCTCGCCTACAGCAATGGCACGTCCTGGCTGCGCGTTCTCCTTGGGGCCGCTGTCTCCGCCACGTGACAGCCCGCATCGTCGCGGCCAACCTCCGCGATCTCAGCTACATCGCCAGCCGTCTACGCGAGGACGACCGGCAAGAGGCCGAAGCGCAGATCGGCCCGGTCCACTTCATCGACTTCGCGGCCATGCACCTCCGCGATCGGGCCTACGTCGTGCTTCTCGATGGCAACCCGGAAGCGGCGTTCGGCGCAGGACGCATCATGGGGCAGCACTTATGGGCCGCATGGTCTTGGGGTGGGCCTCGCATGGCTCGCTGCCTCCCTGCCATCACCCGCTTCGTCCGGGCCGACATGGTGCCGGATCTTCTGGAGCAGAGTGCTTGGCGGGTGGAGGCGAGGGCCTTGGCCAGCCACACGGGCGCTCGGCTCTGGCTTCCCCGCATGGGTGCAACCGAACGCTGCGAGCTGCCGAACTACGGCGTGAATGGCGAGACCTTCATCCTCTACGAATGGACGCGCGATCATGTGCCTCTTCTCCAAGCCCGACATGCCGAAGCCGAAGCCTCTCCCGGCGACGCCCTCGGTGGATGACGACGCCGTGCGCGCTCGTCAGGCGCAGGAGGCCGCTCGCCTCGCTCAGACATCCGGCCGTGCTTCCACGGTCGTTTCCGATCTGTCCACGTCGCAGGTGACGGGACAGAAGCGCGTGCTCCTCGGGGTTTAGGGTTCACATGAGCGACATCGCCCGCGACATCCTTTCTCGTCAGGACGAGATGCAGCGCATCCGTGCCGACTACGAGGGCGTGTGGGAACAGGTCGCCATGTTCTGTGCGCCTGACAGCCCTCCGATGAACTGGACGGGATCGCGCAACGACAAGGGTAATCAGGCCGAGCGCCAGGATCGCCGCGGATCGCTCGTGTTCGACAACACCATCGCATCGGCCGAAGAGCGTCTGACCGCTGGCCTCGAGAGCCTGATCACGCCTCAGTCCGAGAAATGGCACGGCATCACCACTGCCGCCATGAACGACGAAGAGACCGATGAGGAGAAGGAGTGGGCCGAGGGCCTGCGCGATTTCATCTTCTCCATCCGGTACGGCGCGGCTTCGAATTTCGTTCCCGCCATCCAGGGCGTCTATTCCAATGTCGTCCGCTTCGGCCCTGCCTATCTCTACGGTGAAGAGGGCTTCGGCGGTGCGCTGATCCGCTATGCTTCCATCCCGGTGAACGAGGGCTTCATCTCTCGCAACCGCTGGGGTGAGGTGGACATCTTCCATCGCCGCTACACCCGCACGGCCCGCGAGGTCGCGCAGATGATGGAATGGTCGAAGCTACCCGAAAGCATCCGGGAGATGGCCAACGATCCGGCCAAAGCCCTCCAGCCCGTCAATCTCCTGCAGGCCATCCAGCCGCGTGACGAGCGCCGCCTGTACGATCTCGCAGGCCAGAAGGTCTACCTCGACAGCCCTTACGTCAGCTATCACGTGATCGAGGATGAGGCTGAGATCGCCAAGGAGAAGCCGTTCCAGAGCTTCCCCATCTCGTGTTTCAACTGGCGCCGCTATGAAGGCGACGTGTACGGCACGAGCCCGATGATCCGGGCGCTCACCACCGTGCGTGAGCTGAACGTCGTTCGCCGCGCCGGCCTTCGCGCTCTGCAGCAGATCACCGACCCGGCTACGGCCTCGTCATCCTCGCTCGACTTCGTGCCCGTGCTCAATCCCGGCGCGAACTATGAAGGGCTGATGGATGACCAGGGGCGCATGATGATTGCGCCGATCAGCACCGGGCAGAACCCGCAATACGCCTTCGAGTACGCCAGCCAGCGCGCCGAGGACGTGAAGGACATGATGTTCGTCAACCTGTTCCAGACGCTCATCAACAATCCGCAGATGACGGCCACCGAGGCGTTGATCCGCCAAGAGGAGAAGGGCGCACTGCTGGGGCCTGCGGGCTCCGTCATCCAGCGCGGATTTGCCTCCAACCTCGACCGAGAGTTGACGATCCTCGAGGCCAAGGGGCTCTATGAGGAGGGCTCTCGCTTCGTGCCGCCCGAGAGCTTGGCCGGCAAGGACATCCGCCCTGAGTTCACCTCGCCGCTCGATGTGCTGCGCCGCTCGGCCGAGGCCAGAGACACGCTCAATGTCATCCAGACCGCCGCACAGTTCGCGCAGTCCGACCCGACCGTGATGGATGCGATCGACGCCGACGAGGCTCTTCGCGTCATCCAGTCCGCAGGCCGTGCTCCGCAGCGGATCTTCCGCCGAAAGGAAGAGGTCGAGCAGATGCGTCAGAGCCGAGCCGACGCGCAGAAGGCGCAGGCAGGGCAGGCGGCAATTGCACAAGCTGCGACCGCAGCCAAGGATGCCGTGCCCGCTCTCGTGCAGGCGCAAGAGGCTGGCTTGATGCCGGCGATGCAGCAGTGACCGCTCGTAGCGTGACAGGCGCCAAGGCTGCCGCTGGTGGCCCTGCGCAGGCTAAGGCGCTCCTCACCGCAGCCTACACTCGGCTCTTCTCGGGGCAGGGGTCACAGGCCGACGCGGACATGGTGATGTCCGACCTTCTCAACGTCACCGGTTTTTTCCGCCCGCCGAACTACGCGGAGTGGATGGCCAAGACGAAGACGCCGCAGGGTTTTGAGCTGCATTGCGCTCTCCAGGCGGCGCGCGCCGAGCCCATGCGGCACATCATGAATTTCCTCTCGCTCCCTGACGAACAGGTGATCGAGATGGAGAGAGCGGCCCGCGTCGAAGCGGGACGATAACGCAACCCAAGGACAACCCAACATGACAGAACCTGCGGCCGAAGGGTCCGTGGTGCAGCCCTCGGCTGTCCCGGCGGGCACCCCCGAAGTGCAGCCGGCAGTAGTGGACAACGGGTCTGCCGCTCCTGCTGGAAACGATCCCTTTTCCGGTCTTCCAGAAGACACCCGGAAGTGGGTCGATACCAAGGGCTACAAGACGCCCGAAGACATCGTGAATGCCTATCGGAACGCCGAGCAGAAGCTTGGAGCCGCCATCACGCCACCGAAGGACGATGCGCCCGAGGAGGAGTGGGGGAAGTTCTACGACAAGCTGGGCCGTCCCGAAAAGCCGGATGCCTACGACTTCAAGCGCCCGGAAGGGCTCCCCGCTGAACTGCCTTACTCGGACGAGTTGGCCTCGACATCCAAGAGCTGGATGTACGATGCCGGCGTGAACCCGAAGCAGGCGCAGCTCATCCACGACAAGTTCGCCGGCTATATGGCCGACCAGCAGAAGGCCGTGCTTACCGCACAGGCTGCAGCGGTCGAGACCACGCACGCGGACCTGACGAAGGAATGGGGACCGCTCGACAGTGACGGCTTCAAACAGAAGCTGGCGCTGGCTGATCGTGCGACGAAGAACCTGGGCCTCACCGAGGCATTCAAATCCGCAGGCGTCATCCTGCCGGACGGATCGCTGACCAATCCGCAGATCGCCAAGGCGTTCGCGGCAGTCGGCGAGGCGATGTTCAAGGAAGACACGATCGGGAGCGATCCCGCTGCGGTCAGCGCCAATCCGTTCAAGAAGGACGCGAAGGGCAATCGCAACGTGTCTGCGATGTCAGCTCTGGTGAAAAGCGACCCATCCAAAGCCGCGCGGCTTGCCAAAGAAGCCGGGGAAGACCCCCGCGCCTGGGGCCTCAAATAGCGGCGTCTTCAAGGATACAGGGAAATGGCTGACGCCTACACGCGAATTGCCGATACCATCGTTCCGGCGGTATGGGCCCGATACCAGTACGAAGAGAGTGTCGAAAAGCTAGACATCTTCCAGGCTGGCGTCCTCTACTCCGACCCGGAGATCACCGCGCAGCTCGCCAATGGCGGCTATGCGGTGGACATGCCGATGTGGGGCTTCATCCCGCACATCCCGTCCGAGCCGATCAACGACGATCCGACCGACATCATCGAGGTGAAGAAGCTCTCGAGCCGGACGGAGCGAGCGGCCCGGAACCTGCGCGCGCAGGCATGGGCGAACATGGATCTGAACCGCATCCTTGCGGGCGACGATCCCCAGTGCATCATCGTTCAGCATCAGGCCGAATATTGGCAGTTCGCCAATAAGGCCACGCTGCTGGCGATCCTCAAGGGCATCGTTGCAGACAACGTGGCCAACGACGGCGGCGACCTCGTTGTGGACACCGACGCCTCAATCACCGACGAGAACGTCATCGATGCCGCCTACCTCATGGGTGACATGGCCGACAAGTTCTCTACCCTCTGGATGCATTCGCGACAGATGCGTGTGCTCAAGAAGGCGAACCTGATCGACTATGTGCCGTCTTCGGAGCAGGGCAACATGCTGCTGCCCTACTACATGGGCCTGCGGGTCATCACCGACGACGCCATTCCTGGTGTTTCGGCGGGTGCCGGCAAGACCGAGTTCACGTCCTATATGTTCAAGGACAAGGCCATTCACTGGTCCGAACTCCCGGTCGATACGGACGGTGGGCCGCTTGAGTTCGATCGCAAGCCGCGTGCTGGCCACGGCGGCGGTCTGACCGAGACTGTGGGGCGTCGTCACTTCGTCCCGCACGTCAAGGGCGTGACGTTCCGCGGCGTTCCTGCGGGCAAGTTCG